TTTGGTAGATTACCAACATCAATATAGAAAATTCTACGTTCTGGTGCTCTTGATATACGATAGATAACCAGACTATCTTCAATCATTCTTAATTGATTTACTGGTTTAATCGCTTTATGTAAGTAGGAAAGTACTGTACCTCTGTTCTGGTCAATTAATCCAGATGGACAATACGCAATAGAATCTTTTGTGATTTTTAGACCACTATTAATAGAACCACCAGTAGCAATTCCGTTTTCATTATAAAAGAAAAACTCTTCTACTTTTTGTTTTTCTTCTACACCAGTAATAGGATTAGGTTTGCCAGATATTTTTTCCCTTACTTTTTTAATTTTTTGTGGGTCAATATATCTTAACTCTGTAATACCTTTTCTTGGATTTTTCTTTTCAATCACTTTGTGGTAGTATATTCTACCATCAACGTACCATCTACGAAAGATATCGTGTCCTTTTTCTTGAAATTGTAAGAGTTGTAAAACTCTATCAAATTCTTCACGAATTCTTTTCTTGACAGTAGAAGATTGCTTAAGACCATCTAACATCAATGAGATGGGGGCATCGCCTTCATTTGAAGCGATACCCTCACTCACAATATCTTCAATTGCACTATCACACTCTGGTTGTTGTGCAATATGTCTATATCTTTTGATTAGGTCGTACTGAGTTTTATCCTTTCCCTCAATATCATATACTGAAGAAAAGAATCCACCAGTTGCAATATCTTCTGCACCATCATCAGAGGACGGCAGAGTAAAAGTCTCTGCGTCCTCTTTTTTTCTAGTGATACGAAAACCAAACAATTCCGCCATCATAAACTCCTTATAGGTCTATTTAGTAGAACTAATTAGAAGTTAACTGATGATGCTTCAAAGTGTGTGTATCTCCAAGTGATGTCGAAAGTTTCAACTTCAGTTGTTGCATCATAACTTAAATCAATTGCACTAGTAGAAAGTGGGAAACAGTTTCTTAGAATGTAAGTTTTAAGAACTGTATCATCTCTATCTAATTGTTCTACAGTTAAGTCAGCAGTATAGTCTGCAACATTTGTCAAACCAGTATTAGTTTGAAAATCATTCATTGCGTTCTGCCATCTTTCCATAGCGTTTCTAATCATAAAGTCAGTATCATTTAATACTGTAGTTGTCCATTGTTCAAACTCTCTATCACCAGCAAGGAAAAGACTTCTTCCTCTGAAAGTAACTGCGACTTCACCAATCGTTGCTCCTGGCAATTGTCCAGTTCTGGTTAAGAAAGATGTTCTTCTGACATCTAGACCAGTCGCAATTGCGCCTGGCGTATTGAAAGTTATACGAAACTGGTTTGCTCTTGCACCACCACCGACAAGGTTTGCTTTAAATTCATCTATTGTTGCCATGATTAACCCCCTATCTCAGAAAATGCTACCCCAGTTCTAACTGCGATAAAGTTAAGTTGAATAAAGTTGATTGAACGAGCAGGTTTGATAAAGATATCAGCAACAAACTCATTTCTATCAATCACTTCCCCAGTATTGTTTGTTCCATCTGCAACAACACTAAAGTCTGTAATACCTCTTCTTCCTTGAATATCTCTCAAGAAAGGTTCAACTAGATTTCTAAATTGTGCTCTTGTAAACTCATCATTGAATTCAAAGAGTTGGAATTTAGCAGCTGTTGCAATCGCTTTTTCAAGTAAGATAAACAATCTACGAACATTGATTCTGTCAAACGCACTTGGTTTTGCAAGAGCAGTTTTATCACCGAACATGATTGTACCTTGGCCTGGGAATGTAACGATTGGATTAATTCTAGCAGGATAGAGAATATCTCTTTGTGCTTTATTTGGGTTGTATGCAAGTTTAACTGCACCACGAATTTGTCCTCTGTTAAATCCAGCAGGAGAGAAAAATGGGTCTGCAACATTATCTGTATTTGCACAAAGACCAGCGATATCACCATTCAATGGTACAAATCTGAAAGTATCGTTGAACTTGTCAAATTGGTACTTGTATCCACTATCAAATACAGCGTATGATGAACTTGAAAGTTGGTCAAAGAATTTTTTAACATTTGCTGTTTGAGTAGTAGATGATGAGATATTTACAATATCTTCTCTTCTTGGAGAGATGAAAACAACAACGTCTTTTCTTTTTTCTGCAAGGTCAATAAGATTAGTTGCGTGTGTGATACCATCTGTACCATTTGGAACTGAACCTGCCATAATTAGATTTACATCTACTGTTTCTGCGTCTGCAAAAAGTTCATACGCACTATCTAATTCACCTACAGTTGGAGTATAGTCATCTGTTCCACCACTTAGATTAAATCCAAATGTATCAACACTAGAACCACCACCTTTTGGTTGTCCACTAACACTACCACCAGTTGCATATGCTTGTCCAGCAGTTCTTGCTGTACCAGCGTTTACTAAAACAGCTGGGTGGTCTAACCAATATACAAATGATGATTGTCTAAAAATCACATCTGGATAATAGTTTGCATTACCTTGTGGTGATTTTGCATTTGGGTGTTGTGAAACAAACGCATATGTTTCTAGAACAGCTCCAGTTCTTTCACCAGCAGTTTCTGTACGAAAACCAGAAATATCCCCAGTTCTGTCAAATACAACAATATGCATTTCATCATTGGTAACACCTTTACCAGTTGCATATGGTGATGTACCAGGCGCACTATCAAACAAATCATAAAATCTCCAACGTCTACGAATAAACGTATTATCTGGGATATCTGCTTGTACACCCTTACCATTTTGGTCATCTTTCAATCTAATGTCCAGTACATGAGTAGTGATTTTGGTAATTTCATATTCATTACCCTCATCACCAGCAACATGAGCAAACGCAGTTGCATCAGAAGATGCATCAGCAGTTGAAAAAGAGATTAAATCTCCTTTAACAAAATTACTTCCGTCATCAACTGTAATCTGTACATCACCTTTGCTAACGGCACCATTTACTCGTTTTGCTTGTGGTAAATTTTCCTCATATGCGTTTGCAGAAGTACACATTGATACTCCCAAACTATTACCAATAGTTCCAGCAGTTCTTGCACCCCATTCTCCAGATGAGGCCTCCCCTGCTGAATAATTATCTTGATAGTGAGTGTCCGACTTAATTAAAAGACCAGAACCACCACTCGTTGCGTTTGTGATACCACTTTCTGCTCTAACAACTCTCAATGCGTTTCCGTATTGAAGAAAGTTAGATGCAGTAAAGAAAGTCTCAAAGTTATTTCCATTGGGTTTACCAAAGATTCTGACTAAATCCTCTTCAGAACTAACTGCTGTAATCTCTGAAACTGGGCCTTTTTCAAAGGCACCAGCAATCGCACCGATTGAAGTCGATACGGCAGGAACTACATTAGTTAAGTCAATCTCTTTGACAAGAACCCCAGGCGATACTTGGAAAGGCATATTATTTCTCCTATTCTATGTCAAATATTCATTCTTCTGTATATTTAGTAAATTTAAGTTTCCAAAAACTCGTTTTTATATGCAGTTCAGTTTATAAATAACTGCATGACATTTTATAACAAATACAAAGACACAATCAAAAAGGTTTCCAAACAACATTACAACAAAAGAATTATTTGGTTAAATGAATTTCTTGCATCTCACTCTTGTATGTATTGTGGTGAAAGCGAAACCATGTGTCTTAAATTTTTTCCTAACGATAAACAAATAAGAAGTGTATCAAAAAGAAAAGGTTTGAATGAAGTCAGTAGAAAAGAAATAATTAAACTAATGAGTTCATCTAAAATTGTTTGTTCCAATTGTTATATAAAGTTAGAAAATGATGTCATTGATATTATGTAGTAATTTACCAATTGCTATCATGATTTCTTACAGTAACAGGCGACCATCTAGTACCATACTCATCTACAATAGATTCACCAAGTGGGTCATCAATACCGTTGTCCATAAAACCAAATGGCGCCATATCTTGTTCTAGTTGGTCTTGTTGTTCTAAGAACATTCTTTCTCTAATATCTACATTTGTAAGTTCTTTGAAGTATGTTTGATTAGTCATCCATGCAAACAGTACACAACACATTGCTAAGTCATCTGTATGACCCTCTTCTGCTTGGAATGATTGTCCATGCTTGACAAATGTTGCAAACTCTGTTATAATATCGTAGTCGTTGATTATAAGTTTATCAGTTTCTATAAGTTGTTTAAGATTAGAACACCCTAACATCTTTACTGCTTTAGTTGTTCTCACACCTAACTGCACTTTACCCCCAGAAAATCCAGAACCAAGTATCTGACCAGCACGACCTCTCATTGATGCCATAACGAGATTATCATACTCTAAATCATATTGCATTGCAGTTGCAACTTGTTCACCAATATCATTTA